ATAACAAGACTATCTTCAATCATGCGGAGTTGATTAAGTGCTTTAATTGCTTTGTGGAGATATGAAAGAACAACCTGTTTATTTCTATCTACTAAACCAGAGTGTACATAGGTAATAGAGTCTTTAGAAATTCTTGCAGCCCCACCAACACCGCTTTTAAATGTACTAGTTCTCTGTCCACCTCTAGTGTTTGGATCATATTCATAAAATTCCTCCACTTCTGGAGTGACCATATTAGCATTAGCAGTCCTTCCATCTGTAACTGTGAAAGATGGATTTAGAACATGTTTACCGTCTTTTTTGATTTTTCTTACAAGTTTAATTTTTGTAGGATCAATATATCTTACTTCTTTAATACCTTCTTCGGGTTTTTGTAAATCAATAACTTTGTGGTAATAAATTCTACCATCAACGTACCAATTCCTCATTATTTCATGACATCTTTTATCAAAATCTAAAATTTCTTTGATGTACTTGAATTCATCTCTGATAATTGACTTAAGTTTGTCAGAAGCAGGAACATTTTGTAAATCGATTTGAACTGGAGAGTCGTTTTGATCAGAAACAATTGCTTCATTAATAATATCTTCAATAGCTCCATCAACTTCAGGATGAATTGCCATTTCACGATATCTTTTAATTAAATCGTACTCGGACTTATAAACACCTTCAATATCAACATACTGTCCATAAAATCCACTAGACACATAAAAGTCCGAAGAATCTTCTTGATTCTCCGGAACAGGAGAGACGATAGATTTTTTTGATCTATCGTCCTCCGAATCTTGGATTTTGAAACCAAATAATTTAGGCATTATTCAAATATTTAACTCTATTTGTACTATTTATAGAGGGTTCACAACTTGTGGATCAGTACCTAACTGAGTTGTTCCATTTGAATCTAATGCATCCCACCACTGAACCTGAAGATCTACCGTAAATTCTTCAATTGTATCTGAGGAATCATATGATAAATCAATCGCACTAATAGCAGTTGGAAATATTCCATAAAACTTATAGGCTTTAAGAACTGGAATTGGATCTCCAGCATTAGTTGTAATTGGGTTAGAAACATTTGACTGTGCAGATGCAACAGACGTTCTACCAAACTGTTTCACAATAGCATCTCTCTGATATTGTGAAGGGTTAATAAGTCCAGAGTTATCATCATGTTTGTTGATAGCGTTCATCCACTTTTCAAAAGCAGTTCTAATAGTAAAATCAACATCGTTGATAATTGTAACTGTCCAAACATCAAACGTTCTATCTCCTGCAATTTTTAAAGTTCTTCCTCTAAAAGGAACTTCGATAACACCAACATTTGATGCTGGTAGATTTGCAGATTTGATCATGAATCTAGAAAGTTCACTTATAGATCTAGTTTGATCGACACTTGCAGTTGTAGTTGATTCAGTTGCAAATGTTGGGAAGTTTAACTCAACTTCAAAAAGATTTGGACGAGCTGCTCCACCAATTAACCTTGCTTTAAAGTCTTCTAAAGTTCTGGAGCCAAAACTTGGGGTATTTGAAAATGCCATTTTTTTACCTCTGTAGGGATTGATGTTTTAATAAATTAAACGGTTCCAACAACCTCTTCAAAACTAATACCAGTTCTATTAGCAACAAAAGTAAGACCAATAAAGTTAATCGATCTTGCAGGTTTAATGAAAATATCAGCCCTAAATTGATTTGAATCAATTACATCTGGAGTGTTGTTTGATTCATCGCAAACAACGAGGAAGTCTGTAATTCCTCTCTTTGCTTTAACATCGCGTAGATATGGTTCAACAATATTAACAAAGTTGTTTCTGGTGATAACATCATTGAATTCAAATAGTTGAGATCTAGCAGCTCTAGAAATTGTATCTTCGATAGTTAAGAATAAACGACGAACGTTAATTCTATCAAAAGCACTAGCAACAGATAAAGCAGTCTTATCACCGAAAAGAAGGATTCCAGCTCCTGGTGAGAAGATTACTGGATTAATTCTCTTAGGATAGAGTAAATCTCTTTGTGCTTGTGAAGGATTATATGCAAGTTTAATTGCATTGTTGATTACTCCTCTTGAAGATCCAGCAGGAGAGAACCATGGATAATTATTAATTGATGTTCTTGCCATTAATCCAGCAATATCACCATTCAATGGAACATATCTAAATGAATTATTAAATCTATCAAACATATACTTATAACCAGAATCAAATACCGCATATGAAGAAGAAGTTATAGCATCAAAGAATTTAATAATATTATCTGTTTGGAGGTCACTATTTGCAATATTAACAACTCCCGATTTTCTTGGAGAAATGCAAGCAATACAATCTTTTCTAGCTTCTGCAATATCAATTAGTCTATTTGCTTTGGCTTGTGAATCGAATATAGCTGGTCCTCCATCAGGACCTGCAATCAAGAAATTAATATCATATTCCGCAGGATTTCTAAAGACTTCATAGGAACTTATAACGTCAGCTAAAGTTGCTGCCATTCCTCCAGTCGCTGAAGAATAATCATATCCATTACTGAATGAATACGATTTATTTCCAAAACATCCAAAATTAACCCCAGTAGCATTTTGTCCACTAGCTATGGAACCACCACTAGCTTGAACGTATCCATCAATAGAGGTGAATTTGACCCCAGTAACTGAATCACTAGTACCAACAAAAATATATGAAGATACATTTCCAAGATAATCTTTGTAGTAAATATTCTCCGAAGGAGAAATCTTACCGTCAACAGCCTTAGATAGATTTGTATACTTTTCTAAAATATTACCAGATGTTCCAGTTATTGAACCATTTTCATCCACAACAACGACATGAATCTCGTCATTTTTTCCAGATCTTTCAATAGCATACTGAGATGTTCCTGGTTTTGGTGCAATTGATTTCCAGAAAACGGTAGAATTTGATAATCCTAAAGTCTGTTGATCATACCAATCTAGAGAAACGGTACTATTACCTGTAAGTAAACCTTCACCAAAACCATTAGTTCCATCAGAAATACTTCTTGTATATCTTACTACTAATGTAGTCGAAGCTATTGATACTGGAGATGCGGAATCAATTACAACTTGACCTGTGCTGACACCAACAACTCTAGCAGATAATGCACCATTTAAAGTTTGGATTAGATCACCAACATTAACAGAGGTTGCATCTAATGCGGATGGGAAGGCAATAGTTGTAGATCCAATTCCGATCGTTGCATTTCCATCAAATCTAAACTTTTCTAATGAAGTAGCGGTTCCAACATTATTAAACAATTGATAATAATTTCCTGGACCATCGGGAATTCTATTTAATCCTGATGATGCATATGTAATTTCAGTAGAAAGACCTGTGACATTATTGTGACGACTTATTACCTTTACGTCAATGTTACCGACATTTACTTTAGTAACGATTCCCTTAACGTATCCATCAAAATTTTCAACGGTTCCATTAGGGGTAGCGTAACTGGTTCCGATTGAACAAGTAATAGCAAATCCAGCAGAGATGCCAAAAGTTCCAATAGCTATTCTTTGATCTGCGAAAGCATCAATAACGCAAACTTTTAATCCATTGCCCCATGATCCTGGATTCTTAGCCGCAAAAATCCAATCACTATCTGTGGCATGATTGTTGTTATAATCTTCTTGTCCAGTAATTTTTAAATTAACAGGAGTAGATACGGGATAATTTGCATTTCTCAAATTACTGGAATCCGTTCTAACTACTCGTAGGGTTCCTCCATATGAGAGATATGATGAAGCGGATAACCAATACTCGGCTTGACCATCAGAATTAGATGGTTTACCAAAAGTGTTCAATAAATCCTGTTCGGTTTCTATAAGAACTGGCTCGCCTACTGGTCCTTTCTCAAAAGGTCCAGCAAAAGCACCTACTTGATCATTTACTGCATCGATTCTACCTACAGTAAGATCAACTTCTCGAACTTTTATGCCAGGTGATACTAAGTTTAGCGACATGTCTTTCCCTCTGAAGAAGTTCAACTTGACTACAAATATTTATTATTTGCTAACTTTATATTGGGGAAACGGACAGTGAACACTACCAATCAGGATATTGCCAGTATGAATCTGTGGGTTTTTGTTTTCTATTACTGATAATTCGTTTCTTAGTACACTCTTTACATTCATATGAATACGCAGAGGGAATGTGACCTCTACCACTACGAGTTAGATAAAATCCATCAATTAAATCTTTTATTTCCTTACAAACTCTACACTTTCGTTCAGTTAAAAATAAATGTTCTAATTCAAACTGATTATCTAAATTCATTATCGGTAATCCCACATATATTGCATATCTCCATATTCATCAACGTGCCAACGATCTCCATCTTCATCAACAAAACTCTCTCCACTATCTAAACCATCAGAAATAAATCCAAAAGGAGCCATATCTTGTTCTATTTGATTCTTTTGTTCCTCATATAATCTTTTACGAACATCATTGTCCGTCATCTCTTTGAAATAAGGTTGTGCAATTAACCAAGCAAAAATTACTAGACACATTGCGAGGTCATCATTACAACCATCTTCAGCTTCAAATGAATTTGATTTTTGAATGAAAGTGGTTAGTTCACTAATAGTATCATAATCTTTAATATCCAATTTATCTCCTTCAATTAATGTCTTAAGATTCATACATCCAATCTTTTTGACATTCTTGGACATCTTGACGCCCATTTGAGATTTCTTTCCAGAAAATCCCTGACCAACCAGTTGTCCAGCACGACCTCTCATTGTACACATGAGAACATTATCATATTCCAAATCCATATGTAGAATTTGTCCTACTTGTTCTCCAATATCATTAACCTCTACAAGAATATATGCTTTGTTATATGCAACTGCAAGATCTTTGATAATACTTGGAAACAACATTGGTTTTATTTGGTTGTCTCTATATTTTGCTACTAATCTATATGGGAATGATGTAGTATCACAAATCGTAAATGCAGAATAATCTTTTTCTACTCCACGAGCAACGTCTACTGTAACAACATAGTTGTGGTCTTTCTGAGGTTCTTCGTAGATATCCAAACCCGCATTTGACTTGATTGGATCTTCATAAACCAAGGATCTGAGTTTTGCTGCAGATACAAGAGTATCGACAGATCCTAGGAATTCGCATTCAAACTCAACTTTGAATTGTTGTTCGGAAGTATTTGCAATTGTCTGGGCTTTCCACTTATCGTCCCTGCCAGGGACTTCAGACCAATGTACGTCTGTAGGTATGTATTCGTTCTTACCCCTCTCCGCATCATGCCAGATACGGTAGAAGTGGTTCATACCCTTTGGGGTAGAAACAATCAGGACTTTTGTGCTTTTACCTGACGAAATAGTAGGATAAACAGAGGCAAAGAATTCATCAGCAATGTGATTTGGGATGAATGCGAATTCGTCCAAAAAGATGACATTATATGATCCGCCTCGGACAGCAGATGCAGAAGTAGACGCTGCGATAATTTTGGAACCATTTTCTAGTTCTAGTGATCGTTTATTCCATGATACAATACCTTGTTGCATCCACTTTGGCAGTTT